GGGGCTTTTGCCCTGTGCCAGGCGCGGACCTGCGAGCGGTGCGGCAAGGTGCAGACCTACAGGCTGCCGCGGCTCCGTAGTCTGAAGGCGGAGAAGGCGCCTCTCCCATGACCACACCAGCGGATCCGCCGCTCACGACCCGCGACTGCGCGCTCTACATGGGGCGCTCAGTGGACTACGTGCATAAGGTCATCCGCTCCAAGCACCTGCGCGCGACGCGTATCGGGCTGCCGGGACAACGGGGACACTGGGCCATCACGCCGGACGACTTCGTGGCGTTCCTCAAGCTGATCGGCTGGCATCGGCTGCCGAAGGTCGGGTAACAGCGCCGATGGAGCCGACGCAGCCGACGAGCGATTGCGTTCGGACGGCCGCCGTGCGCATGCTCGCTCCCCATGGCTCGGTCGACGCCGGCTCGTCCTCGCGCGACGCCTCGTGCGCGCGTCACCCCAATCGTCTCGGTGGCGGACCTGGTGCCCGACCCGCGCAACGCGCGGCGGCACACGGCGCGCAACGTCGAGACGATCACGTCGGCCCTGCAGAAAGTGGGGGCCGCGCGCAGCATTGTCATTGACGAGGGCGGGGTGGTGCTGGCCGGCAACGCCACCATGCGCGCCGCGAAGGCCGCCGGCATCACCAAGGTGCGCGTTGTCGAGACCGACGGCACCGAACTCGTCGCCGTCCGGCGCTCGGGGCTGTCGGCGACGCAGAAGGCGGAGCTGGCGGTCTACGACAATCGGGCGGCGGAGCTCGCCGAGGGCTGGGACCTGGCGGTGCTGCGCGACTTGGAGGGCGACGGCCTGGACTTGACGGGCCTCTTCACCGAGGCGGAGCTGGCGACGCTGCGCGACGCGCCGGACCCCACGCCGGTGAGCACGAGCCCACAGCTGGCCGGGCTCGAGTATCGCGTGGTCGTCGACTGCCGCGACGAACAGGACCAGGCGGATCTGCTGGCCCGGTTCGAGAAGGAACATCGAGCATGCCGCGCGTTAACGTCGTAGTCGACTCCCCGGTGTCGCGCTCCGTGCGCGTGCGCCAGCTGGAATCCATGTTCGACGTGCCGCCCTCGGAGCGGGCGACGCTCACCTGGGACGGCGACGTCGACCTCGACCAGCGCCCCTGGCGTGTGGGGCTCATCGTCGGGCCGAGCGGCTGCGGCAAGAGCACGCTGCTGCGCCACCTGTTCGGCGCGCCTGCGGAGCTGCACTGGGGCGGCGCCAGCACCATCGACGACTTCGCGCCGTCGCTGTCGATGTCGACGATTGCCGAGGCCTGCCAGGCTGTGGGCTTCAACACGATCCCGGCCTGGATGCGCCCCTTTGCGGTGCTCTCGAATGGCGAGCGGTTCCGCGTCGAGCTCGCGCGGCGCGTGCTGGAGGCGCCCTCGCCGGTCGTCGTCGACGAGTTCACGTCGGTGGTCGATCGGCAGGTCGCGCAGATTGGCGCGCACGCGGTGCAGAAGTTCATCCGCCGCACCGCCGATCGCCAGTTCGTAGCCGCGTCGTGCCATGACGACATCGTCGAGTGGTTGCAGCCCGACTGGGTGCTGGAGCCGGCGACGATGACCCTGACCTGGAGGGATCTTCAACGACGCCCGCCCGTGGACGCTGTCATCCGGCGCGTGCCGTATGCCCTCTGGCGTCTCTTCGCTCCGTATCACTATCTGACGGCGGAGCTGGCCCGTTCGGCGCGGTGCTTCGGGCTCTTCGTGCACGACCGCCCGGCGGCGTTTGCCGGCGTGATGCGCCGGCCGCACCCCGTCGCCCGCAACATCATGGGCGTGTCACGGCTCGTGACGCTGCCAGACTTTCAGGGCCTGGGACTGGCCATGGCGCTGGTCGACACGCTGGGCGCGGCGTACGCGGCGCTCGGTGAGCGGGTCAATACGTATCCCGCCCACCCGGCGCTGATTCGGTCGTTCGATCGCTCGCCGTGTTGGCGGATGACGAAACAGCCGGGCCTCTTCAGCCACGCGGCCGGGGCGACGAGCCGCACGACGTCGCGACACGGCGCGGGGTTCGGCGGGCGCCCCAACGGCACGTTTACCTACGCCGGGCCGGGCTGGGCCGACGCGGACGCGGCGCGTCGACTGATTGGCATCGTCGCGGGGGCACCCCTCGTGCCCCCTCCCGCGCGACCCGTCGCGGGCCGCACCCGGACATCGTCGCGCCCTCGGGTCGCCCGCTAGACGTCATCCTGACGCGCACCGGAACACATGCGAAAAAATCCTCACGACGCCGGGGAGTGTGCGGAAATGACACAGCCGCCGCCCGAGTGGTGGGCGGCGGCTGTCGCGTGCTGTCCCGACGGTGGGCTACTGCTGGGCGGGGTCGTCGAGCCGAAACCGAATGACCCAGACCTGCGCGTCTGGGCCGGCCGCGGGGTAGAGGGCGGCGAACGCGGCGCGAAACGCGTCGACGGAGCCGAACCCGTCGGCGCGCACCTCATCGCGCGTGAGCGTGCTGAGTGATCGGCGCTCCAGACCCGTGATGACGATCGGCTCGGCATCGGCGTAGTTCCCCAGCCGACACCGCGCGCCCACCGTCAAGCCGCGGGCCGTGCGCCACGGGCGGATCGTCGACCGCTTCTCGCCGCGCCGCACCAAGGCGCGGTACTCGGCCTTCAGCAGGATCAACACGGCGGCCTCCGGGTCGGCGCCGGCGCGCCGGCCAGCCAGGTCTCCATCGCGCCGAGGAGCGCCTGCGTCTCGGGCGTCGTGAGATCGCTGAGGGGGACGTCGACCGCGCGCCGCCCGAACACCAAATAGTCGAGCGACGCGAACCCGCGCGCGAGCGGGTCGTGCCCGCACGCATCGCGCAGCCACAGATAGGCCCAGCCGCGCGTCACGATGAGGTCGGGACAGCCGGGGAGTCGGACATGCTCATCAAACAGCGCGTCCATGACGGTCGGCCGGCGTCGGCGCCGCGGCGGGTGGCTACGGTCGGGCATGTGCGACCTCCTCCTGCGCGAGGGCGTCCAGGCGATAGCGGTCGCCCACACGAGTCAGACGGTAGCTGGGGCGCCCGATCGGGGCGACGATCAGCAACGACCGCCCCGGCCCGGGGAGGCGCGGCACGATCGGCGCGTGAACGTGCGGCGCGTCCGCCCAGCCCGGATCCGGGGCGAACAGTCGCGTGAGCAGTCGGCGGGCGTCGGTCCGAGAGTGCGTGGCAATCGCCATGGCGTGAGTCCCTCCTGTCAGTCAGCGGTGAGACGGCCGGGCGGGGGCCGCGTGGCGCTTCCCCGCCCGGCCTGGTTCTCGCGTGGCGCGCTACGCGGCCAGCTGCAGAATCTGACTGGCGGCGCGGTCCGCCTCGTGCCGCACGTTGGCGAAGGGCGTCTGCTGAGATAGCCACGTCAGCCCCTGCACGGCGCCCCAGACCGAGTGCGGATTGGGCTCGTGCCGCTCGGCCAGGTCGTAGGCGGCGTCCGCCGTCTTCTTCGACAGGAACGTGCCGAGCGTGCCCAGGACGTCGGCCTTCGTCGCGCCGAGGAGCCGCGTCTGGGCCCGCTGGATGATGGCCTCGTCCTCAACGGCGCTGGCCAGCAGGCGGGACTCGACGGTCACGAGCGCCGCGTCGAGCGAGTCGGCCACGAGACCCACGTGCCGCCGGCGCAGCCCGACCGCGTGCTCGAACCCCCAGATGATGTTGTTGCCGCAGACGCGGCGGAAGTAGAAGAAGTCGAGCGTGAGAGCGGCCGCGCCCACGTCGCTGTTCCGCAGGATGACGCCGCGAAACAGCCCTTGGTCGGTCGCGTCGGTGGGATCGTCGATGGCGCGATTGCCATCGATGAGCATCACGAACATGTCCCGGTCGGAGAGGTAGGCCCCCGAGGGCACCAGCGGCGCGCCCCAGACGCCGTCCTTGTAGCCCATCGGGAGCGCCCACTCGGGGTGCCGCTCTTGGAGCGTCAGCAGCTGGCCGGCGACCTCGTCGCAGTGCAGCCGGCTGTATCGCTGCGACGTGAACGCGCGCACCGCGTTCCGCGCCTGGTCGACGAAGAGCAGTCGATGAGACGGCAGACGGTCCAATCCGACACGGAGGCAGTCGGCCGCGACCGGCGCGGGCAGCGTGCGCAGATAGTCGGACGGCGCCTGCACGTCGTGGCAGAGCTGCTGGAAGGCCCACGTCGTCATGGTGGCGCCCGTCACGCCGTCCGCCCCGATCAGGATCTCGTCTCGCGTGTCGTCGACATCGACGACGATGGCCTCGGCTGCGGTCTTGACTTCGACGGCGGCGGCGCGCATCTGGCGGGCCGCCGCATACAGGGCCGGCAGGCTCTGGTAACGCTCATCGGCGGGGCGAGTGGCCCATTCGCGATGGGCCGTCAGGGCGTTGACGAACGTGCCGGTTTCTACGATGCTCATGTCAGCTCCTTTTGCGCGACTCGTCGCGCATCAACTACGAACGCCTTCGACAAGCCTCATAGTTGGACACCCCTTCGGGGGTGTCAAGGAGCCCCTCCCTGACATGGTCGTCGACCCGCCCATGGGTCGCGCGCATGGACGATACAGCCGATAGAGCCGACGACACCTTGAGCGCGGCGCGTGCTGCGCGCATGCTGAGGCCGCACCCTCATGGCGTCACGGCGACAGCGAGTACAACGGGCGCGCCAGCCGCCCGCGGCGCGTCCGGATCGGCCGAACAAAAAGGAGATCCAACGCCGCCGCCCACCCCACCCTGGGGAAGAAGAGCAGATCGCCGCCCGGCGCGTGCAGGCCCTGAACCTCCGCAAGGCGGGGGCCTCCTATCGCGCCATCGCGCAGCAGCTCGGCGTCGATGTCTCGACCGCCTGGTCGGATGTGCAAGCCGAATTGGGCGCCTTGCGCGCGCTGGCGACGACCGCGGCCGAAGACGTTCGGGCCCTCGAGCTGCAACGCCTCGACGCGCTCACGGCCGGCCTCTTCGTCAAGGCGACACAACAGGGCGGCGATGCTCGGGCCGTGATGGCGCTGGTGCGCGTGAGCGATCGTCGCGCCAAGCTGCTCGGTCTCGACGCGCCGGTCAAGGTGCAGCCGGTCGCCCCGGAGCGCCCGTTCGAGGCGCTGGACGATGACGCCCTGGCGGCCCAGGTGGCGCAGGCCCGCGCGGTGGTGGATGACGTCTCATGATGATCCCCGCGCTACTCGTCTGGGTGCTGACGATGGCCGCGCCTGACCGCGCCGCGCTCGAGCGGGAGTGGCTGGCGCTTGAGGAGCTGCACACCCGGCAGATGGAGGCGTCGTTCCGTGCCTACGCCAAGGCGGCGTGGAAGATCCTGGAGCCGACGAATCCGGTCATCTGGAACTGGCACATCGACGCGAAGTGCGACGTGCTGCAGGGCGTGACCGAGGGGCATCTCCAGCACGTCATCATCAACGAGCCGCCACGGAATTCGAAGTCGTCCGTCCTGACGCTGTGGCATACCTGGGAGTGGGGGCCGGCCCACCGGCCGGAGACCCGGTGGCTGTGCGGGTCGCACTCGACGGGCTTGGCCACCAGAGATACCCGCCTCGCCCGCGCGGTCATGCAATCGCCCTGGTATCGCCGCCGGTGGGGCCAGCGCTTCGAGCTCGTCGGGGACCAGAACGTCAAGACCTACTTCGAGAACGACGCCCGCGGCCGGCGGATCGCCTTCGGGTTCGACGCCGGCGTGACGGGGGAGGGCGGGAGCCGCCTGCAGATCGACGACCCGATCGACCTCAAGGATGCCGGCAATCGGAACGAGCTGGCGCGCATCAACCTCACCTGGGATACGGCGCTCTTCAACCGGGTGGACAACCCGGCGAGGGACGCGAAGCTGCTCTGCGGGCAGCGCGTCGGCCAAGGCGACCTCTACGACCATGTGCGGGCGCAGCATGACTGGACGTGGCTGGTGCTGCCGGCCGAGTTCGAGCCCGACCGGCGCACCCGGATCGTCTTCCAGCGGGACCAGTGCCGCGCCTGGGTGGATGAGGCCGGCATGCGCCGCCGCGCGGTGGTGGGCACTGTGCCGCACGTCGTCGAGGACCCACGCACCGAACCCGGCGAGTTATTGAACCCGGCGCGGTTCACCGTGGCTGTGCAGGCCGCGCTGCGCCAAGCCGCGGGCACGGCCACCTACCGCGCGCAGCAGCAGCAGGCCCCGACCGCGTCGGAGGGCACCATCATCAAGCGCGCCTGGTTCCGGTACTACCGGCCAGATACACGACCCGACGCCGCGATGGTGGACGCGCTCTATCTGAGCTGGGACACGGCACTGAAGGCGAAGACGTCGAACGATTACTGGGCCGGCCAGGCGTGGGCGAAGGTGGGGGCGCAGGCACATCTTCTGCGGTCCATCGCCGAACGCTACAGCTACCCCGAGGGGCGCGACGCGGTGCGATCGCTCTACGCCTGGACGCGGGAGGCGTATCCCAAGGCCGCGATCTACGTGCTCGTGGAGAACACCGCCAGCGGGCCGGACCTGCTCATCGACCTCGGGCGCCTGGTGCCGGGGTTGATCGGGGTAACGGTCGACGGCGACAAAGAGCGGCGCCTCCGGGTGGTGTCGCCCCTGTTCGAAGCCGGCAACGTCTGGGTGCCGGGCCGCGCCACCGAGGACGGCACCACCTACGACACCGCGGTCACACCGATCTGGTGTCAGGAATTCATCGACGAACTGGTCGGTTATCCGGCGGTGCGCAAGGACGACCGCGTGGATGCCTGTTCGCAGGCGCTGTCCCGCATCCTGTCGGTACCCATCCTGCTGCCGCCCCCGACGGCCGGGGGGGCGACTCGTTCCTCGTCGCGCATCTAGGGAGCGCCCATGGCCGCGAATCCTTCGCTCGCCCTCGCCTCGGACGGCAAGACCACCCGCATCACCCGCACGCCCCAGGAGATCGGCGCGTCTGGCACCGAGAACTACAACGGCTGGCTGGTCGGGCTCGACTACAACAGCCTGCTGGCCCCCCCGAACGGCTTCACGATCTACGACGAGATGCGGCGGTCCGACCCGCAGGTGCGGGCGAGCCTCGAGATCCTGAAGCTGCCGTTGTTGTCGGCGACCTGGACCGTGCAGGCACCCGACAACCCAACCCCCCAGGAGCAGCAGCTCGCGGACTTCGGTCAGGCCGTGCTGCTCGACCAGGGCGCGATGACCGAGACGTGGGACTTTGTCCTGCGCCATATGCTGCTGCTGCTCGACTTCGGGTGCAGCACGCTCGAGAAGGCCTACGTCCTGAAGGAGACGCCCTTCGGAGAGAAGGTCGCGCTCGACCGCCTGGCGCCCCGGCTGCCGGTGACTCTGGAGCGGTTCACCGTCGATGCCCGCGGCAAGCTCGTGTCGGTCGTCCAGCGCGCCCTGAAGCAGGATGGCAAGGGCGGCGGCACCTACCAGTCGATCCCGATCCCGGCCTCGCGGGTGCTGCACCTCGTGCACCGGCGCGAGGGCGACAACTACTTCGGCGAGTCCATCCTCCGGTCCGCCTATAAGCCCTGGCTCTTCAAGTTCCAGGCGGAGAAGGCCGACGCCGTGCGGGTGTATCGCCAGGTCGCCGGCGTGCCGATGGCGTCGTATGACGTCGAGGTGGCGTCGAAGATCCAGATGGTGAACGGCGGGCCGGACGCCGACGAGCTCACGAAGATCGACACGATGCTCGGCCAGATGGCCAGCTCGCGCCTGACGCAGCTGCGCACGTCCACGCTGTGGAAGTGGTCGTGGCTGCACGGGGGCACCGAGGGCGCCAAGGCCGGCGCCGATGTCGAGGCGACGATCCAGCGGCACGACCGGGCGATCCTCCGGAATGTGCTCGGGGACTTCATGAGCGGCACGCCGGACGGCCTCAACAGCGGGAAGACGCGGACGCTCACCGACTTCTTCGGATCAGCGCTGTACGCGCTGGCGCAGGCGGTCGAGGACGAGGTCTCGCTGCACGTACTGCGGCCGCTGTGTGCCTTCAACTTCCCGGTGGACGGGCTGCGCTATCCACGCTTGGTGGCCAACGACGTGACGGACGTCGACGGCGCGCAGCTCGCGGAGGTGCTGGCCAAGCTCGGCGACCGCTACATTCGCCCGGATGACCCGCTGGAGGAGATGCTGCGGAAGGTGTTCGGGTTCCCGCCGGCGGATCCGACGACGACCCGAAAGGCGCCCACGCCGCCGCCGTTCCCAGGCGGGCCGGTGCCGGCGCCGAAGGCGGGGGGCGACGACGACCCCGACGATCCGGACGTCGATCCGGCCGATCGCGACGACGCGAAAGGCGACGCCGAGACCTCGACCGACCTCCGGGCCCGGCCGGGCCACGGCGTGGTGCTCAAGGGGCGCAGTGCCGTCTACGGCGGCCGCACCTACAGCCGCGTGCCGACCGCGTTCGAGCTGTCGGCCTTCAACGTGGCCGAGGTGCCCGACACCCTCGACGCGGCCACCAGGGACCTGCAGCGCGCGATCGTGACGATCCGCCGGCAGCAGCTCGACGTGCTGGCGTCGAAGCTATCGCGCTCGGACGGGTGGGCGACCGGCCGGCCCGACGCCGTGGTGGTGCCGTTCAAGAAGGCCGTCGAAGCGGCGTTCAAGACCGCGGTCACGGCCATCGCGCAGTACGGCCGGACGCAGGTGCAGGTGGAGCTCGCCAAGCAGGGCGTCGAGCCGCGCCTCGTGGCGGCCGCCGGCGTCGTGCTCGCCGGCGGCGCCGGACGTAACAGCCGCACCATGAAGTCGGCGCTGACGACGTCGGCCAAGGTGGCCACCGAGAAGGAAACCGACTACTGGGTGAATCGCATCATCGAGTCGGCGGCACGCCTGAAGCGGAACGGGCTCACCGGGGCCGACCTCGCGTCGCGCATCGTCGACGTGATGACGCCCGAGGTGGAGCAGGGCACCCTGCCGCTGGCGAAGAGCGAGGTCAACGAGGCGTTCTCCATCGGCCGCCAGGCGGAAGCGACCGCGCAGCAAGACCAGATCGACTACGTCGAGTACTCCGCGCTGCTGGACGCCAACACGTGCGCTGCCTGCGAAGCGCTCGACGGCCAGACGTTCCCGTTTGAGAGCGAGAAGTACTGGGAGACGCTGCCGCCCTACCAGCACTGCGAGGGGAACAAGGGGCAACCGGACGCCTGCCGCTGCGTCCACCTCCTGATCGCCAAGCCTGGCGGCGCGCTCACGTAGAAAGGGATCGCCCTCATGCCCGTGTCCCCGTTCCGCCCCATCCCCGGCAAGACCAGCGCCGAGGCCGTCGCCGCGGCCGCGCAAGCCGCCGCGCTCAATGTGCCGATCCTCGGCCAGCCGGTGCAGGTGCACCACGTCCAGTTCATGGTGACGCTCTCGTGCCTCTGCACGACGCCGAACCCGGTGTTGGTGTTCGACGGTCGCCGGCCGGCCGCGTGCCCGAAGTGTCTGGCGGTCTACGCGGTGGTCGAACTGGGCGGCGAGGCGCTGGCGGACCTCTCGCCCCATGGCGAGCTGCTGAAGATGCGCGTCATGGTGGCGCGCGTCGGCACCGCCACCTCGGCGCCGGGCGCCTGATGCCGGGTGTGATGGCCGCGCCGCCTCCCCCTCGGCCGTCCTTCGTGCCGGCTGAGCGTCAGTATGTGTCGCTGGCCGAGATTGCGAAGTGGACGGGCTTTCATATCTCGACCCTGCGCCGGCACCAGGTCAAGGGCGCGCTGCGCACCGTGAAGGTCGGCGGCAAGGTGCTCGTGCCGCTCGACGCGCTGACCGCCTACTTGCACAGCTCGTAAGCGGCCCTTGTTCCTCGTGGAACAGTGCGCACGCGCTCGCAAACGCACGCACGCTGTCACGCACCCCATAGACCCTTCGTCGTTCTGGCCCCACTCTCGCAGGCGAGCATGCCTGCGACGGCCCTTCCCATGCGCCCGCCGATGGTGGGCTTTGTGTCGCGTTTGTCCGCCGCGGTGCTCGCGGACGTCGACGGGGCCGTCGAGTCGTGGATCCAGGTGGCCGTCGCAGGCGAGTTCTCCGACCCGGGTCGCTACGGCGACTTCAGCATCACGCCCGACCACCTCGCCAACATGGTCGCCGTGTTTGCGTCGGGTAAGTTCCCGGTGCCGCCGACCGAGCTGTGCATCGACTACGACCACCTCACCCTGAGTGACGAGAAGGCCGCCGGCGACGGCAAGGCCGCCGGCTGGATCCGCGCCCTCGAGACCCGCGCCGATGGCGCCGAGCTGTGGGCGAAGGTCGTGTGGACCGAGGCCGGCGCCGACGCTATTCGCGACCGCGAGTATCGCTTCTTCTCGCCGGTCATCGTCTGGAACAAGGTCTCCCACGTCGGCGAGACGCTGGGCCCGGTGCTGTTCAACGGCGCGCTGACCAACACACCGTTCCTGCAAGGGATGCAGCCGGTGGCCCTCTCGGCGTCCCACGCCCGTGGCCGCGCGCCGCTCCTGGTGCTCGCCACCATCACCGACAACGACAAGAAGGCCCGCCTCGACGAGGCCATCCGCCAGCGCTTCGCCTCGCTCGACGACCGCTATGCGTGCTGGCTGGTCGACACCGAGAACGGTGCCGTCGCCATCTTCTACGACGGCGGCCGTTACTACCGCATCGGGTACGCCATCGGCAGCGACGGCAGCGTGTCGCTCCTCGGCGACCCGGTCGAAGCCGTCATCAGCTATCCCGCCTTGTCCGCCACAGGAGGCCGACCGCTCATGTCCCAGACGCTCATCACTCTCACGGCCGCGACGGGCGGCGCTGTCCAGATCGACCCCGCGCAGCTCGAGACCACCGAGCTGGTCAAGGCCCTGCGCGCCAAGCTGCCGAAGGACGGCGACGCCGTCGTGCCGGCCGCCGACCTCACGGCCCTGCAGGCCAACGTGACCGACCTCACGGGCAAGGTCACGGCGCTCTCGGCCAGCCTGGCCACCGAGACCACCAAGCGTGAAGCGGCGGAGAAGACCCTGGCGCTGGCCGCGTCGGCGACCGCGGTCGACACCCTCATCCGCGCCCACAAGGCCACGCCGGCCGAACGGGACGCGCTGATCGAGCTGCACCAGACCAGCGCCGACCTGTTCACGAAGCTGACCGCCACCCGTCAGGCGGATCCGGCGCTCGGCGCGCCGGTGGGCAGCAATGCCGGCGCCCCGGCCGACACGGCCGCCGCCGAACTCGAGACCGCCGTCGCCGCGCAGCTCGCCGCGCACCCGACGCTCACGCGCCAGCAGGCGATGGCCGCTGCGCTCGACGCCAACCCGAAGCTGTACCGCGGCTAGGCCGCCCTCGCAGGAGCGACTCGCATCATGGTTGAAGGACAGCAGCTCAACGTCTCCGCCATCGCCGGCGCCGACCTCAGCGCCAAGCAGTACCACTTCGTGAAGTGGAGCGCGAACGGCACCGTCGTCGCGTGCTCGGGCGCCACCGACATCCCGGCCGGCGTGCTCCAGAACACCCCGACGTCGGGCGACGCCGCGAACCTCTGCGTCATCGGCGAAACCAAGATCGTCGGCGATGCCGATGTCGACGCGGGCCACCTGATCGGCACGTCAGCCGATGGCCAGGCCGATCGCAAGATCCCGGGCACCGACACCACCGAGTACATCGTCGGCAGCGTCAAGCACGGCAACGGCGCGGCCGGCGGGCTCATCACCGCGGTCGTGAACTGCGCCAGCCCGGGCCGCGCGGCCTAGGGCGGCCCATCTCGTCGATTCCTTCTCAGGGAGCGCAGGATTCATGTCCCAGCCGACCACGTCTCAGGTGCACGTCAACCGACCGCTGACCAACCTCTCGGTCGCCTACATCCAGAGCCAGGACGCGTTCATCGCGACCAAGGTCTTTCCCGTGGTGCCGGTCGACAAGAAGTCCGACTCGTACTACGTCTACACGAAGAACGACTGGTTCCGGGACGAGGCCGAGCTGCGCTCGCCGGCGACCGAATCGGCCGGCAGCGGCTACAACCTCGGCACGGCGTCGTACGACTGCAAGAAGTGGGCGATTCACAAGGACATCCCGGACGATGTCCGTGAGAACGAAGACAGCCCGCTCAGCAGCGACCGTGATGCCACGCAGTTCGTCACCCAGCGGATGCTCCTGCGCAAGGAGATCCAGTGGACGGCGGACTACTTCACCACGGGCAAGTGGGGCACCGACGTGACGCCCGCCAACCTGTGGTCGAACTACGGTACCAGTGACCCGATCGCCGACGTCCGCGGCGGCGTGCGCGCCATCCTGGCCGTCACCGGCATGAAGCCCAACAAGCTCGTGCTCGGCTACGACGTCTTCACGAAGCTGCAGGACCACCCCGACATCATCGATCGCCTGAAGTACGTGGGCGGTGCGACGTCGGCGATCACCCGGCAGCAGCTCGCGGCGCTCTTCGACATCCCCGAGGTGCTCGTGTGCGAGGCCATCAAGGCCACGAACAACGAAGGCGAGACCGCGGCGTACGACTTCGTGCAGGGCAAGCACGCGCTGCTCGTCTATGCCGCGCCGTCGCCGAGCCTGCTCGCCCCGTCGGGCGGCTACCACTTCGCCTGGAAGGGCGTGAGCGGCGGCGCCGGGGAAACCGTGGCCATCACGAAGCTGCGGATGGACCTCAAGAAGGCCGACCGCATCGAGGGCGAGTTCGCCTTCGAGAACAAGCTCGTCGCGGCCGACCTCGGCTACTTCTTCAACGGCGCCGTCGCGTAAGGCGCCCCTCGGCCGGTGGTGGAGTGCCACCGGCCACCTTTCTCCCCCAGGAAGGGTGTGCAGACATGGTCAGCATCGTCGTCAAGGCCTTCGATGGGCCCGACGGGCCGCTCGCGCCGGGCACCGTCGTCGATTCCTCGGCGTGGCGCAACGAAACGCGCCTTCACGGCGCCCGCTACCTGCGGCCGGCCAGCGACAGCGAACTCAAGGCCGCCAAGAAGGCGGCGCGCGACACCGCGGCCTAGCCGTCGGCGCGAAAGGGTGTTCACGCCATGGGTCTGAATCAGGTCACGCGCGGCAAGGCGCTCGTTGGCGAGGTCGCCGGCGACACCATCACCGTCTCGTATCGGCAGAACGCCAACGCCTCACTGGCCGACGAGGCCTTCTTCATCGCCGACCGGGCCTACCAGGTCATGGCGATCCGGGAAGTGCACGCCACGGCCGGCAACGACGCCGGTGCCGTCGCCGCGCAGGTCACCAAGGACACCGGCACCAACGCCCCGGGCGCTGGCACCGACCTGCTCACCAGCACCGGCTTCAACATGAAGGCCACGGCCAACACGGTGCAGACCGGCACCCTCGTCGGCACCGCCGCCACGCTGCTGCTGGCCGCGGGCGACCGCCTCTCCGTCGACTTCAACGGCACGCTGACCTCGCTCGCGGGCGTCGTCATCACGGTCGTCCTGAAGCGGCTGTAAGGCAGGCGGGAGGCCCCCAGCCGTGCCCTACTGCACCGTTCAGGACATCCGGGATCTCGCGCCCCAGATCGTCATCGACAACACCAGCAAGCCGAACACCGGCCAGGTGGCGGCGATGATCGACGACGTTGAGCGCGAGCTGAACGCGCAGCTGGCGCACCTCGGCTACGTGACGCCGGTGACGGCCACGACCAGCGCGGCCATCTTGGGCGACAAGGTCGCGCATGCGGTCATCGCGCGCGTCCTGCGGGGCCGGCACTTCGGCTCGGCGGACCCGGGGCAGCTCGGCGCCACCGACGCCCAGAAGGTCTACGACGCCTGGCTGAAGGCGCTCGCCAGCGCCACCGACCCGACCGACCTGCCCGACGCCGAGACCACCGGCGGTCAGGCCGAGAAGGCCGCGGTGAACTGGCACTCGAGCGGCAGCGCCACGACGAGCACGATGCCGTTCGACCTGGAGACGCGGTTCTGATGCCGACCATCGCCGCAGCGGGCTCGACCGCCACCAGCACGGGCGCGATCCTTCGGATCGCGGTCCCGGGCTTCGACGCTGTCGAGGTGAAGCTCGCGCGGTTTCAGCAGTACCTGCACGACCTGCGCGACTTCTGGCGGTACTACTTCGCGCCCGCGTTCTATCGGCAGCTCGAGCGGAACTACGAGACCGAGGGCTCGATGGTGGGCGGCTGGGCCCCACTCAGTCCGCGCTATCTGGCCTGGAAGAGCCGGGTCGCGCCCGGGCGCGGCATTCTGCAGTTCACTGGACGTCTCCAGCAGTCGCTCACCTGGAACGCGACCGAGCCCGGCGCTGGCGGCATCTTCATCGCCGAACGCGCCTACGTCGTGCTCGGCACCAGCGTGCCGTACGCCCAGTATCACCAGCTCGGGGGTGCGCGCCTGCCGCGACGGTCCGTGTTGTTCCCCGGCCAGAACGCGGCCTCGACCTTCGGCCGGCTCCTCCATCGGTATGCGGTGGACATGGCAGGCGAGGCGGGGCTGCGGGCCGCCCAGGCGCGGGCGTCGTCGACGTTCGGAGGGCAGTTCCTGTGACGGCCCGCTACGGCGACGTCGGCAGCGTCAAGGCGGCGATCCGCACACTGCTGCTCGGGCCGGACTTCGAAGCCGCGCTGACCGCCGTCGAGGCGCGCTTCACCGACGGTGTGACGCTGGACCGGGTGCCGGCAGCGCAGATCGCGACCGCCGAACTGACGGGCCTGCGCCCGCCGTTCCCGTACGTCGAGATGGTGGCCGGCGTCTCGTCGTTCCGCGACAGCGATCAGTTCGTCGGCGCCGAACGGGCCGACCACGTGCTGGCTCTGATGTGGTGGGCGGACGCCGACGACGAAGAGACCGCCACCAAGTTGGTCGAGCGCTACGTGCTCGCCACCCGCAAGGTGCTCATCGGCGGGCTGCTGGCGCCGCTCGTGCCGGCGTTTCCGGTGCGCATCGTCAAGGAAGAACTCTCCCCGGTGACCTTCCGCAAGGAAGGCACGTCGCGGGTGTGGGTGAAGACGAAGTTGATCGAGATCGTCGTGCCGACGCACGACACCGAGGAGTAGACCGATGGCCATTTTGACGGTGACCCCGATCGCTAAGGCCGGCATCAACCCGGCCACGCCGATGGTGGCGGCCGCGGGCGGCGGCGATTCGTTCGCGAACACCGGCAACGAGTTCCTCAAGGTGACCAACGGCGGGGGCGGCTCTATCAACGTGACCATCGCGGCGCAGCGCGCCTGCAGCGACTTCGGCGTCACGAACGCCGCCCACGACCTCGTGATCGCCGTGCCGAACGGCCAGACCCGGGACATCGGGCCCATCGACCCGAAGGTCTACAACGACGCCAACGGGCGCGCGCAGATCACCTACTCGGGCGTGACCACCGTCACGGTGGCGCCCTTCGCGATGGGCCGGGCCTAGACCTAGGAGAGTGCGTGACATGAATCGATACCGCGTCATCCCTGGCCAGCAGCTCGCCCATCACGGGCAGGTCTATCGCGGCGGCGACCTCGTTGAACTCGACGACGCCATCGCGCTCGAGGTGCGCAGCCTCATCACGCCGGTCGACGCCGCCGGGAAGCCCAAGGCTTGGCCGACGGACGCGGCCGGCGCGCTGGCCGCGGACCTGGCGAAGGCGCGGCCGCACGAGCGGATCTCGATCTTGCAGGCGGCTCGCGCGGCCGGCCAGGCGCACGTGGCCGACATCGACCGCGAGATCGCCGCAGAAGAGGCGCGGCTCGTGGCCGAGGGCGCCGGTCCCGGCACGCCGGCGCCTGCGGCGCCGAAGCCCAGCAAGTAGACGCGCATGGCCGAACTCGCCCTGTCCCCGCTCCTCACCCTCTTGGACTCCGTGGCCAAGCAGGTCGAGGTGTGCCAGGGCGCGTGCGGCGTGACCGGGGCGGAAGCCGGCACCGTTGGGCTCGGTGCGGCCAACAACGTCGCCACGATTCAGGCGATCGCGGACGCCCAGGTGCAGGCCGACCTCTCGGCCGTCGTGCGCACCCGGGCCAGTCTCGTGCTCGCCGGCGTCATCCTGCAGGCGTTCTACGGGCCACCGCTGCAGCGGGCGCTCGACCGCCACTACGGGACCACCTACGGCAGTCTCGGGCGCTTCCTCGAACAGCAGGGCGCCCGCGTGCACCCGGCCCTGCGCCTCATCGGCTTCCAGATCGACCCGCTGCGGGCGTTCTGCCCGACGGTGGTCGACCCGGTGGCCACGCTGGTGCTCACCGGCGCCGGCGCCGGCACGTTTACCGCGGGCACCGCGATCGACACGACGCAGTACGGCAAGGCCGGCATGGTGCTCGAGACGACGACCCTCATCGGCAGCTCGACGCTCACCGTCTCGTGTGCGATGCGGACGGAGCTCGGGACGCTGGTGACGAAGACCGTCGAGGTGCCGTCGGGCACCGCCAGCGGTGTCACGTTCGCCATCGGCACGGCGGGTGTCGATCGCTACGTCGCGTGTGTCGGCCTCACGGTCGCGGGCGGGTCGGCGGCCGACGCCGTCAAGGTGAAGAGTCAGATCGAGCGCGTCATCGCGCTCTAACAGGGAGACGAGATCATGGCGTTCAACGCGGCCAAGATTCACGGCAATTCGGCGCGCATCTTCGTCGGCATGACGGCGCCGGCGTCGGGCCTGCCGCCGACGCTGGCCACGCACACCAACGGCGTGCCGGGCACCGGTACTGAGATCGGCTACACCGAGGACGAAGCGCAGGTGCGCTACAAGGGCGAGAAGCAGGCCATCCCGGCCGAACAGGCGCTCGCCAACGTCGACGTGATGACCGTCTCGGAGATGGCCGAGATCGAAGTCACCGTCAAAGAGCACACCTACGCCACGCTGCAGCGCGCCTTCGACAACATCGGCACGGTCAGCGACGGGTCGAAGGACCTGTTCTATTTCGGTGGCGGCACCAGCATCCTGGCGCCGCGGACGGAGTGCGTGTTCCTCAGCTCGCGGCAGCGCAACGCGCCGACGAAGTTCATCATCATGGTCCTCTACAAGGCCTTCTGTGAAGAGGGCTACGTCACCGGCTACACGAAGAAGAAGGAAGCCATCTACAAGCTCAAGTTCGTCGGTCTGCACGACGGGTCCAGGTCCGATGGTGATGGTCTGGGTCAGTTCTTCTTCGAAAAGTAAAGTAATCAGCAATCCAGTGCTATGGTGTTGCGCATGGCGCAACGACTGGCACTAAGCGGTCAACAGCACGAAGCCGTCGTCTCTGGGTATCGAGACGGCCTTTCCGTTGAGAAGTTGGCAAGGCAGTTTGGATGCAGCGGCCGGGCTGTCTGGCGGGTGCTTCGACTGCATAACGTGAAGGCGCGTAGGCAGGCGGAGTATCCGCGTCTGCTGCGCGTTCCGGTCGAGCAACACGCGGCGATTGCCGCGGACTACAGCGAGGGCATGGGAACGCCCTCGCTGGCGAAGACGTGGGGCTACTCCGAGCGGGCGATTCGTAGCGTCCTGAAGGTGCAGGGCGTGATGTTCCGCAGAGGGTGGGCGAAGGAGCCTGGACCGACGCGCGTGTGTCGGAAGTGCGGAGAGGAGAAGCCGATCGGAGCTTTCTCGACCATCTCCACGCGTCCAGGGGCGCATGGGCGCAGCTACCTCTGTCGACCATGCCAGAACGCGTATACGAGGCCGTACAACTTCCTGGCGCGCACGGGGTTGACGCTTGAACAGCGCGACGCGCTGGCGAGAAAGCAGGGCGGCAAGTGCGCGCTCTGCCGGAAGGCGAAGAGGCTGGTGGTTGATCACGACCACCGCACGCTGGTGATTCGCGGGCTGATTTGCGGCCAGTGCAACCGGCTGATGGTCGCGATGGATGACCCGAAGTGGGCAGGCCGAGCGATCGCCTACCGTGCGAGAAATACCGGCCATCTGTGGCCGGCGATGAAGAAGACGAAGAAAACCTGATCGCCTCGGCTCTCGGAGCCTCCGAGGGGCGGTACGGGGGAGACACAAGTCGGAGGCTCCAAAGGACAGACCCATGGACGCCCCCAGCGCCCCCACGGCTACCGTCGACGACCTCTACGCGCTGACGACGTACGACTTCCCGGTCACGGTGTTCGGCCAGACGCGCGTGCTCAAGCTGCGCCGGCTCGACCCACTGACCCGCTTCGTCGAGGACATCCTGCCGCTGCCGCT